ATGTTTTTTCCTAACAAAATTCGCTAAAAAAGCTACCATAGCTTTGCTTAGGAACCGCAGGACCACCGCCAGCAACTTTGTCACGCTGAATATTAATCCAACGCGCTTGTTTGGGTTCGCTGCCAGGCTGAGGAGTTTTACCGTATACACCATGAAGCGCTATATGATGCGGATTACATAGGGTGTAAACCTGTTCATATAACTCACTATGATGCTCACTAATAAACTCATCCCTAACAGCTAAGATACCCTCATCAGTTGAAATATCATATGCCTTGCGACGAGCCCAGTTTTCTAGCAACAGGGTAACGCTATGCAAGTGATGTAATTCCAAGTCCTGACTTGTGTTGCAAATATAGCAATGATCTTGCTTTTCATAAGCCGACTTGGCTTTATCTCTAACGTGTTTAACGGGTATACGCTTGTTTGTATTCTTTGCCATTTATTTTAAACTAGCACGTAACATCCACGAATGTTTTTTGTGTGCGTCTTGACGATCTGCTAGGAAGTTTGATAGTCCATGATCGCCAAATTCTTCTGCAACCATAAATAGTTGCTGAAATTTCATAGCCATGGTATCCGAATCCATTAGCAGCTCTTGTAGCAAACCTTTCCAGTCGCCTGGAGCATTTTCATCTTGAATATAGGTTAACTGTGAAAACTGTGATAGACTAGCAGGCGTTACAATTTGTAGTGCACGCAGTTCTTCTGCGTAGATATCAATAGATTCTAAAACTTCGTTATAAATGCGCTCTAACATTAAGTGTAGTTGGTAAAAAGGTTCGCCTTCTACGTTCCAGTGAAAATTAGCTGCTTTTAAGTAAAAACTAAACTCACTGGCAAAAACGCGCTTAAGTTCTAGTTGGTATTCAGTTCGGTCCATTATATAACTCAGTAATTTTTTTTATAATACAGGTATTGTACACCAGAAGCATTAATTAGTCAATATAAAATTTTTATGACCTAGATAGTGTATGTGTATAATGCATAGCGCAGTGCATCGGCCATGTGTGAGTACTTATCATGTACAGGACGCTCGCGCTGTAAATTTTCACGACTATCCCAACGATACTGGTCCATTACGTCTAAAACGTTTGTACAGTGTGGTGATATTTTTAACCTGCCGGTTTCTACTAAGGTCTGTACGTAGGCAATACCTGGTAACACGTCTTTTTTAGCTTTGGTAGTTGAAATGTTGTAAGTGTAAGCAAGATCGCCAGCAAATTGTGCTGCTGCCGAATCTATAAACACTACTTCCACCTGCCAGCGATCCAAGTACTCGCGAAATGCTAGGGCATGCTTGTCTGTGGTAGCCTCGCTTTTTAAGTACTCGTCTACAATGTGGAAACTGTCACTATGAGGATTATAGCTGATAACCACAAAAGCAGTAGCGTCGCGATAGCCTGGATCGCAACCAGCAATGTATTCGCAACCGTCTTGGTGTGTATACTCACAAACGCCAACCTCACGACTAAAGTTATAGATCTGACCCTCAAACACATTAAAGCTGGCCAAGTACTCTTGTTCAAATTCGGCTTTGCTCATTGACCTGCGTGCTTCTTGCACATCCGACTCAGCCATTCTAGAATTTTCAGTGTAGTCTGCTTGCAGTGAACACCATTCAGGATACTCACTACTAAAACCACGTTGGTAAAACTTTGAAAACCAGTTTTGCTGACCGCGGGGGGTGGATATAAAAATAGCCTTTGAATTAGGTCGGTCTAACGTAGGGCGTAGTTGCACGTTAAATGCCGACTCACCATCATCGCCTAGTGCAGCCTCGTCAAATAGGATAATTTGATAGCTGCGTCCAACTGTAGAGTCTACTGTGCTTAAGGAACCCATGCGAATTGTCGAACCATTTGACAATTCTACTACTTTGTCTTTTAGGTTATCACGCTCTACTTCTAGATCAAAGTGTCTGATAAATTTACGTTGCAGTTCAAATGAGATGCTGGATAGGTTGTAGTTTGGCGAAATAATTAACACATTGCATTTAGGGACTAGTGAAACTAGTTGTGCAATAATATTAGCAATATAGGTTTTGCCTAATCGCCTGGCTAGTGCAGCGCATACAAAGCGGTACTTGGGATTGTTAATAGCATTGATAAGTGCAATCTGTGGACGATTCATGGTGTCCCAAGCACCTAATAACTTCAAGTAGTTTTCAATAGGCAGTTTAATAAAACGATCTTGTACAGGAAACTCTGTGATTTCCTCGCGGTCTACATCATCACGCGAAATTTTAAGCATTACAATTTGTCTCCTAGCAAACGACTAATAAGTGCTCCGTACTTGGTACCATCTCCGCCTTCGTTGATTTGCACGTTTACTTGCGATTTAGGTCCTTGACGCTCTGACCGCAGCTTTTCTAGCTGAATTTCGCGGTCTAGTAGTTCCATTGACATTTTATGTGATAGTGCTAAGAGTTCTGCAATGTCTTTATTCGAGCCAACATCTGCTTCTTCCATTTCCTTGAACTTGCGTTTTAAAACAGCGTCCATTGCCGACCGCATTTTAAAGCGGTTATTAAACCCTAAGTCAAAGAAAACTTGGTTGATATAAGACTTTACTTCTCTGCGGGCTAGGATGCCAGACACACTCTCCACGGGCAGTCCTAAGTTGTCTGCGACCGCACGTGCGTCTTGGCATTGCAGGTAGCAATTAGCCACTTCCAATGCCTCTGGAGAAATTTCCAGCACCTCCGCAGGTGCTGTGGTTGGGGTCAGGTTCATTTTCGTAACTTTTCTTCTAAAACAACAATACTTTCACGATTTAAGTGGATAAAGTCACGATTTGCCTGGATTTCTTTTTCTAAATCTTGACGCAGTTTCTCACGTGCTAATTCAGCACCAGTATTAGTAGCCTGCTTATTATCACTGGTGACTACTAGTGAGATTTTTGAATTCAGCACAGTAACGTCATGTGATAGGTTTTGTAGTGCACTCATCAAGTACACTACGCAGGTAAATAACAGTGGTAACAGTGCAAAGGTAAGCTTTTCAATTAGCTGACCCTTGGCATGTGCTTCTTCTAATTTCTGTTCACTCATTATATTCTCCTTATCAAGTTATATTCAAATATCTGCCAGCACTTTTCCCATGACCAGCGATAGCTAGCCACTACCACTACGTGTCTGGGAATTGCTAGTGCACGTACCACAGCCAGTTTAAGATCTGGACTAGTATAGCCGGTTCTGTCTAGCTCAATAACATCTTGTGGACCACAAACTGGGTAGGCTGCCACAGGTGTACCACACGCCATTGCTTCCAACATTACAATACCAAAAGTATCCCAGCGACTGGTAAATACTAGGCAATCTGCTTGTTGGTAGTAGCTGGCTAATTCCTTACCCACCTTCATACCCACAAATTGGACTTCAGGGTACTTGGCCTGCAGGTACTCACGCTGCGGCCCATCACCGACCACAATTTTACGAGCTCCTAGGTAGTCCAGTTTACAAAAATCTTCACATGACTTTTCTGCGGCAACACGGCCAACCCATAAGAGTGTAGGATAAGGTGTTTCACGAAACTCTGATGTTGGATAAAACTGCTGCCTGTCTACACCGCGGGTCCAGGGCACAATGTCACCGCAAAAGCCGTGTGATTTAAGTTCATCAACCATGCTGACTGTAGTAGCCAGCACTTTGCCCGAATGCTTGTGAAACCAGCGTAGATAGCGGTAGGTCCAGCGCTCAGGAATTTTATAGTACTTGCGAATAGCTTCTGGCAGTTTGGTGTGGTAGCTGGTGTTATACCGCCAACCATGACGATCCATCCAGCAACGTGCAGCTAAGCCCAGTGGACCCTCAGTTGCAATGTGCACATAGTCGGGGTTTAGGTTTTCAAGTATTGCACCAATGCCACGAGGCCACGCCAGCCTAATGTCCCCATAACCAGGAGCACCACAATTAGGGAACTGCCGGGGATCACAATATACAATATCGTAGCCGTGGCTATTTGCCTCGCGTTCCAAGTTGTTGAACGTTGTAACCACTCCGTTAATTTGCTGGGGTACATTATCCGTTACTACTAGTATTGTTTTCGGCATCTTTTGGCCTCCAAGTTATAATCTGCCACTCTCCCTCCAGGGTCTCTACTAAGGCAGTACACGACTCTACCCAATCACCACTATTCATGTAGCCTATGCCATCCACGGTCTTAATCTCAGCTTGATGAATGTGACCACAGATTACGCCAAAAAACTTACGTTTTTCAGCATATTTGGTAATAGTCTGCTCAAACTTAAATACAAAGTCTACTGCGCGTTTTACCCTGGACTTTAACCACTGCGATAGACTCCAGTAACCAAAGCCCAGTCGGTGACGTAATTGGTTAAAGTTGGTGTTTAAGCCTAGGACGAAATCATAGGCGCTGTCGCCTAACCAAGCTAGCCAAGGTGCTAATCTGGTAATGCCGTCAAACATATCGCCGTGTGTAACTAACCAGCGGCGGTTATTAAGGTCTAAGTACTCGCACTGGTTTACCACCTCGATGCGGCCAAATTTTAAACCGTAACTGATTAGTGGTCTAAGGAATTCGTCGTGATTGCCAGCCACGTATATGACCTGGGTTTTTTCACGATTAGCTTTGGCGAGTATGTGGCGTACTACCGTGGTGTGTGAGTTGGCCCAGCGCAGCTTATTTTGCTTGACCTTCCAACCGTCAATAATATCACCAACCAAGTACAGTGTATCACAAGTGTTAGACTTTAAAAATTGGCTTAAGTACTCAGCTTTACTAGCCTTGGTACCTAAGTGCACGTCCGAAATAAATACGGCGCGGTAGTGTGCCATTATTTGTCACGTTTGTTGTAAAGATCAAATAAACTCTTTACTTTGTCCTCCAGTACACCTAGGCGCATATCTGCTTTGGCAAAAAGGACTACAATCATAATAAAGGCCACAAATACTGGCCAAGCTTTTAACATTAACTCGATAATTTCCATGGTCGACCTCCAGTTCACTAGAGTATAACACTTTAGG